AGTAGTTACAGAGTTTAAAAGATCGTAAAACTCTTTGTTTGAAGATGTATCCATTTAGATATTTAGATCTAATAGAACAAAAGACAACCTTAAATTAGTTAGGAAAATCGCTCGTTGCCTCATTATGCAACATAGATGAGTCTTGTTGTTCACTATTTTGTTGAGCTAATGTTCTCTGTAGAGTTCCAGTATATACAAAATATTCTCCTACACTACAACTCTCAGTATAGCTTGGAGGAATATTAGCCAACTTTGCTAGATAGAAGATGTTGTCATAAAAGGATTCCAAAGACTCATTAAAGATTAATTTTGTAAACCATAAAAGAGAATCGTTTGAAGGAATGAATCCTAGATTGTGTTCTGTAATTTTATATCTCTTTAAAAAGTTTAAGCTTTTTATTTCTTTTATAATTTTTTCAAAGTGTTCAATGATAGCAAAAGTTACCTTGATAGGAAGCCTTTCTGTAATATTCTTCGCTTCATCGTTTGTTTCTATAACTAAAATTTTATCATCTATTTTGATACTTTTTACAAAATACAAATATTCATCACTAATTTTTTCAATAAGCCTGATAGGAGAAGGAGAATCTATCTCTACTTCAATTGTACCTACTTTTATAGTATTCTTGACATTGCTTTTATTAAAGTCTAAAATTTCTTCATTAACCCAATCCAATCTTAGTTCCAAAGACCTTTTAGCATCATCTAAATTAAGACTTACGATAACTCTATCTCCAAGAGAGTTCATTCTTAATTGCAAAAGACAAGACATTAAATCCATCACAGATAAGTTCTCGAAAAAGGAAAGAGGTTTATCAGTTAATGAGGAAAAAATATTACTAACCGTTTGTATAAACACTTGAATATCAGGCTCATCTCCATAAATACTTTTAAGAAGATCTTTATATAGAGAAACTGTTAATTCCTCACAAGATATAACTTGTTCGGATACCTGCAACTGAAACTTCATTAATTAGCTTAACTGTTTAAGAAGAAATTTCCACCATCACTTGCATCACTTACACTATAATAGTTGTAGATGAAACGAGCTTCTCTCATTACAGGAGTACTCATCGGAGCATAATTAAGTTCCTCATTGGCTACAGAAGTGCAACAAGCATCAAAGAAAGTAATCTTTTGAGTAACGGCTGGAGGACGATCGGGACTGTAAGCTCCAAGCTTATAACATTGTATATTTGTTCTATAATTCTTCTGATCGTTTCTGTCTCTAGCTATCATTCCAAAATTTCCAGTTGCAACAACCCAAGGTCTTAAAAAATTATCAGCAAAACTAACATTGGTATCGACAAACGTCATACGCATTTCCGGCAATTGATTAATTCCCTGACCTACATAAGGACGTCTAAAAGCATTAGACATAATGTTTCCCTCAGGATTAACAACAACTGACTCTCCTGGAATATCAATAGCTTGAGCAAATACACAACCACTATTGTTTTGAAAATTCTCTCCAAGAACAGCATTCGCAGCTTTTTCTATTTGCCATTCCTTTTTTTCGTATGTTAAAGCCAGATTAATAGCATTCAAAATACTTTTAGGATCTTCAAATGCAACAACCCACAAAGAACCTCTGTTGATAGATCCAACAGGAGAACTTAAAATCTTGTTGATGTAATGGGGTATACGAAATTCGTAAATTTCAGCCATGATTAAACGCCAGGCAGAGCGCTCTCTCCTTCAGTAGGAGCGGGAGTGGTCTCTCCAGCAGGTTGAGCAGCAGCTCCTGAAGAAGCAAGGAGAGTTTCGACAGCAGCTTCAGGAGCTATTTTCTGCAGGGTTTGTGTTTTGATAAAAGCTAAAACGTCTGCAAAGATAGTCTCAAGCATTGTATTTTTAAATTCTTTTTGTTCTTGTGGCTTTTCGATGGGGATAACTGTTACACCAAAGTTTTCGTCTTCTTGACTATCAGCAGGCTTCTCTCCACCTGTTATTTTCAGCTTCAAAGGAGGAATTGCGCCGTCCTGCATGTCCAAATTCAGCTCTTTAATTGGATTTTGTTGATGCATTAGTTGAGCTACGATACTCTCTACATTTCCTTTTACGTAACCGTTGTCAATCAATACTTTAACAAGAGAGGAAAGATCGTCTGAAAAATTAGAACCAATATAAGCTGAGTGGTCGCTCTCTTGCTCTCTCAACGACCATAGGATATTCTCGTAAATTACATCAAACTTTTTGCTCATATACTTATTTATTGCAACAGCACAAGAAAACTACAACACACAAAAGGTTTGCTTGAGTTGTCCTACGAGTGTCTGCATAATGAACACCATGAAAAGTGAAAACACAGTAAAGGTCAAAGTTCAGTCTCGAGTTATTTACAGTGTCCTTATCGATACTGAATTGGAGTTCTCTGGACCACCCTCCAAAGAAGAGATCTACGAGGCCACTCTTGATTATGCTGATCGACTTTTGGTCAACGGAGATGTGTCCACAGACATCGACTTTATTCACGTCGATGGCTGTCCCCTCTGATAAACCTTGACCTGTCCGCATAGAATCCGGATACTATAGGAACAATCAAACAACACATGAACATCCTCACAAATACAATCAATAAGCAGTTTACTCGAGCTCAGGACGTTAAGATTCCTGATGTTTATAACCGCAGATTTAAAACCGGAAAGGCTGATCTTGATAACGTCTTTGGTGGAGCTGGTTTTGTTCCTGGATTTGCTTTTACTCTGGCTGCTGCTCCTGGTACTGGTAAGACCTCGATGCTCATCCAGATCCTTGAACTTCTTGAGCGTACTGGCAAGAAGACGGCTTATATTTCCGGAGAAGAGGGTATTGAGCAGCTTGGATTTACTTCGAAGCGTCTTGGAGTGACTCGTGTTCCTCTTGCGAATATCACCGATATCGATGAGATTTGTGAACAGATTGTTGAACATAAGTTTGACTTTGTTGTTCTTGATAGCTTGCCGGCTCTGACGTCCAAGAAGAACCTGAATAAGCGGGAGATGGAGGAGTACGTTGCGACGAAGATCATTCAGTGTGCAAAGGAGAATGAGGTCGTAATTGGAACGATTCTGCACTTTACTAAGGCTGGTTCCTATAAGGGGTCTACTCTTCTTCCTCATAGTGTCGATTGTAATTTGATCATGACGAAGAATAAGGAGGACGATGGTCTTCGAGATATTGATATTACGAAGAACCGCTTTGGTGGTACATCTTTTGTCAGCTTTCCTATTACGGAGACTGGATTCGACTTTCAAGCTGTTGAGACAGAGCGACCAGGTTCAAAGAAGCAAGGTCCTTCAAAGAAGGATCTCGTTCTGGAGGCTCTTGACCAACCAAAGTCAATTCAGACTCTGATCAACGACACAGAGATCTCATCTGGCTACATGGTCACGATCCTCCGAGATCTGACGAATGACGGCAAGATCAAAAAGGATGGACGAGGACCAAGTGCAATCTACTCTAAAAAGTAGACTGTTGCTTTTCTTTTCTTCTATAAGACAATCTGCTTATGTGGCACTCATTTGTTATCAAAACGATTGGTAAGCTTCTTGAAGATTGTTCATTTGAAACTCTTTCAACTATATATGATACTGTGTCAGAACTTGACGAAGTGCAAAAAAAGCATCTTCGATATGAGTTTGGAACTGCAACTCTTCTTGAAATGATTCAGGACGAATATGAGTATAGAACTCGCTGTCTTGACTGTAGAAAAGAAGTTAATTTAACACCATCCTGCCGACTTTAATTTCTCGTTTGTGTAATTTTTACAGTGTATTTCATTAAGTATTACTGTACAAATGAAAACAATAAACCTACAAAACGCTTTTGAATTTTTAGTCCAAAGCCCTGCAATCATTCTTGAAGGAAGAGCTTTAGAACCAGAGCTTTACGACCTTAACGGAGAACCAGATAATGTATTTTTTCGTTTGTTTTGGCACGATAAAGGTTTAGATTTTGAAGTCCTCTTTGAAGAAGGAGACAATGAAAACGTAGAAGTAAATGGACAGTTCTTAACCCTCATTAACAACGAGGGAGTTTCTGAAGAAATTGAACTCCTTGCTGAATTTGATGCTGAAAGTTATTTAGCTTATTAATAGTTGACGTGTCCTGGATAGTTTGAGATCGTGATTGCACGATGAATTGCATTCACTGCAACAAAAAAGTTTGGAGTCAGCAGCAATACGGAACAACGGACAAGCCCGTATGTTCTAAATGTTATGGCGACAATTTCAAGAGAGATCTTGACAAACGTAGAAAACAAATCAAAATATCCTAATATAAGAGTTGTGCTGTCCGACCGAAGGCTTGATTATATACTATATGAAGACAAACACCAAACGCCCAAAAACAACCGAACCCACTCCTCATCAACTCATTCTTGACGAATTGCGCCAAATCAAAGATCTGACTTTTACGTTGGTTTATTCTCTTTGGTTTATTGCTATAGTTACTTTCTTTGTTTCCCTCATATTAAGTGCTCAGCATCGATGAGCCTTTTTAGCGAGCCTTGTATTACAAGATCTGAGTTTCGACGAGCTCTTAACCTCCGTTGTCACAAGGATCTTGGATTAGGACTAAACGACTTGCCAGACCTTATCTGCATAGATGATGTCTGGTGGGAAGGTCAAACGGAAAAAGAAGCAATCAAAATGATTGATGGTTGTATCGAAGAATTAAAAATTGAAATATATGTCTAAACGAAAAGAAACTGTTTACTTTAAGACGGTTCAGTTTAAGTTCGACCCTTCCTATGAAGAAAGGGAAAGTGTTATTCGTCGCTGTATATATACAGAACAGAGCAAATACAAATCACTTCGATGGATTGTCGTAGAGAAGGATATGAAATCGGCAAAGATTAAATTCTTTGCAAAATCAATTAGATAATTCCAAGAACTCGGAGTCTTCTGCTTTCCCAAGGAGTACGACTGGAAGGAACGTAATTGATTCCTGTTTGGACAGCACTAAGTCCTGTGAGACTCCATGTTGTGCTGAACCCTTCCCAACCACCGCTAACTCCAGCTTCCTTCCATGGTACGTTTGCTGCAGAAAGCTTTCTCAATCTCTGAGTTCCGTTTGAACGAAGAATCCAATCCGTACCAGACAGTGTAAGAGTGACAGCAGAAATTGTCGTAGAAGCAGAGTTACCAGTATAAGCAACCTTAGGTCCACTACCAGTTGCAGATAATTCAAATGTAGATAAGTTATATGTACCATCGAATAAAGCACTTGCACTATTTACAATAGTTAATTGTGAATAAGAAGGCCAAGGATTGAGGGGGTCATTCCAGACGTTTGTTGTTGTGGGATTGTCGATTGGCATATGTTATTTTACTTATCAAAAAAACGTTATTTTTTAATTGACGTGCCAATAAAAAGAAAGGACCATTACAATAATGAAGGTAAAATATACTCTGAAAGAAATAGCACCTCGCGTTTTTCATGTATCCGTCAAGGATTCATATGACCTCTCAATGCTCTTCTTGAGAGCTCAGGAATTCTATGAGTCTCCTCTAAAGCAAATTTGTGGAAAGCATTTCACAATTTTGGAATTTATGGAGCTATATTCAAAAAAGTTTGGTGAGAGTAGCTTTACCTACCCAAGTGATTGGGCTGGATTCAACATCCCAGGAAATATCATTGAGAAACTATACTTTGATAAAGAAGTTCCAGATTACAATCACTACGACGAGACTCTTTTAACTATTCACGATGAGATCGAAACCACATTAAAAAAGAGCCAGCCTTTCTTTGATTACTATATAATTGGTACTCTTCCAAAAGACACTTCTACAATCAATCACGAACTGGCTCATGCTTTCTTTCATCTTAATCCAACATATAGAAAGGAGGCTCTATCCATTGTATATAAGCTTCCTGATAGTATCCAAAAGAAGATTGAAAAACATCTTATTAAGCTTGGATATAGCTCTAAAGTGTTTAGAGATGAAATGCAAGCTTATATTTGTGGAGATGTATATGACTTAATTGACAATATAAGGTTTAATAAGAGAGAGCAGAAGACTCTAAAAAAGACACATGAATTTCTTTTTAAGCTTGCCCTCTCCGCGAAACGAATGGATAGTATTAAACATGACTGATACAACCGGAACAAACCTATTCCAATTCCTGAAGGAGGACCTCAAAAAGCTTCTCCAAAACAATACGCTTTCTGTCCTCTTTACTAAGAAGGACGGAACAAAGAGAGCAATGCTTTGTACTCTCGACACTAATTTTCTTCCTGTTACTGACAAGAAAGAAGGAGATGAAGTAAAGAAAGAAAAGAAGCAGAACGATGAGAACCTAGCTGTTTGGGATCTTGAAAAGAATGCCTGGCGTTCTTTTAGAATTGACTCTGTTGTTTCATATTCAAAAGTTGCTTGACATGGTATCAAATAAACTACTTCCTAATCGTACAGACAAGTACACTCCCTTAAAACTTACTTTGGTTTCTATTGGAATCCTTCTGCTTACTATTACAGGTATCATTTGGCCATTCGTATTCATTTGGTCACTTAATACTTTGTTTGCCCTTTCAATTCCTTTTACGTTTTATACTTGGTTAGCGGCGTCTATTATCTTGACTGTGTTTAGTGGTGTTCCAAGGGTCTCAAATCGATCTAAAGAATAATATTTGAACTGTCCACTGTATTTACA